CATTGCCCCCGTGCTGGCGGAGCTGTTTGCAGCGGCGCTGGAGCGGGAAGCTGGCAAGAAAAGCGAGGCATGAACGATGGAAGCCAGAGAACTGAAGGACATGACCGCCGTGCTGCGGTCCATCAATGACGGCAGCCCCAGCAACGCCGAACGCTGGGTGAACCTGACGCAGCGCGTGATCCGCGCCGAATACCGCGCCAACACGGCAGAGCGGGCCGCCGCCCGCAAGGATTGGGAAAAGCAGAACGCTGAAGACGATGCCTGGATGGCCCGCTACCGCGCCGAAGAAGCCAAGCTGGCAGCGAAAGAAGCACAGGAAACCGCAAGCCTGTGGCGCTGGACTACTGTGGCCATGGCCATTGCACTGGCACTGGCTGTGGCATTTGGCACCCACCAAGCGAACGAGGCCGCCCGCTGGCGGTATGAAGCCCAGGGAATGAGCCAAACGGAGATTGTTACCCCGCAAAATCAGGACACGGCGGTGCAACCATGACCGTGCTGGAATGGCTGCAAGAACTGGAGGAAGAGGAACGGATCATCAAGGTGGGCTGTGTGGACAACACCCTGCGGGGCCTGCGCCGCTGCACCGCCAGAATGGCCGCCACCAGCTACCTGCACTGGGCCTGCCCGGAATACCTTGCGCCGCAGATCGGGCTTGCATTTGAGTGCAAAAGCCCGGCGGTCAACAATGAGAAATTCTGCGAGCGCTGCGCGGCGGCGTTTTTGTCCGCGCAAATGCCGAACACAGGGAGGGTAAAAAAGCCATGGACGCACCAATGACGCCGCGGGAGGCTGTGGCCTGGCTGGTGGAAAACACCGCTGCCACCCGCAAAACCTACTGCACTATACTGCGCAGCACCAACGGCGTACACAACCCCGGCACGCGTGGCATGCTGATCTGCCAGGCGGCAGAGCTGGCAGGCCGCCTGCACGCTTACCGGGAAAGCCTGCATCACATGATGCAGGCCGGAATGATACCAGCCGATCTGCTGGACGATGTGAAGGAAGTGCTGAAATAATGATCTGCTATCTTATTACTGCCGGGGTTGTGGCCCTGGGACTGCTGGCTACCTGGACCAGTGGCCGGGATGTGGGCTACCGCAATGCCATGCGGGATGCAGAACGGCTGCACGATGATGATGCTGTATTCCGCCCCGGCAAAGGCGGCCACCAATGACGGCGGAGGAACGCGCGGCCCTGATTGACCGGCTGGCCCCGCTGATCATTGAGGAACGCCGCAAGGCCGCAGAGCAGAACCCCAAGCGCCCGCCCTGGTACATGATGAACATTGCCCATCCCGTGATGGGCTGGCTGTACAACCAGTACCTGGCCAAGCTGGGCGAGGTAAGTCCGCCCGGCGATGCCTGCCGCACCCGGTTTGAGCTATCCCTATTGCACCCGGCTGTGCTGAAAAAGCTGGCCGAGCACTACAAGATCCAATAACCCCGCCCCGGCGGGGCAGATATGCCGCCAAAGCTGCACGAGGCCGCGGCGGCCCCTGAATCCTCCCACAGTTGCTGCGTGGGCAAGTACGGCAACACCACTGTGCAGGTAATGCACAACGCCCGGCACCGGCCACTACTTCCGGCTTGTGCCCGGCGGCCGCCTGTTAGCTTTTCAGCCCGGCTTTTTCCACCGGGTGCCAGGCCCCTGCGTGCAGATTGCCAAGCGCCGCGGGTGCGCCTGGGCAGGCGGGTTTTTATGGTGCGTGTGCAGCACCGGCATGGCCCAAGCAACCCATGCCGCCCGGATCAACACCGGGACGCACCGCCAAGAAGCGGAGAAAAATGAGGTGACCGATGGAACGAAGCTGTAAAAACTGCCAACAGCGCCGCGTGGGCTGCCATGCCAACTGCGAGCGCTACAAGGCCGACTGTGCCCAGGATGCCAAGCGCCGGGCATATGAAAAGCAGATTGCCTATCTGGACAGCATGCCGCAAACCGCCACTGCCTTAAAAAAGACCCTTGCGCCCCGGCGGGTGGGCGGCCAACAGTAAAACAGAAAGGATGGAATCAATGACAAGGAAAAAGTGCATCAAGATGATCATGGGGACGATGGGGGTGCCGCAGCCGTGGGAGGCTGAAAAAGTTTTCCGAGCAACGCGGGAATGGATGTACGGTGAAACCGGGCCATGGCCGAGCAACCAGGAAGTACTGATGGTTATTCTGAGCGCAATGGCAAAAGACGTGGCTATTGGCATACCGCTTAAAACTTACTTTCTGGCAAGAGTCCGCCTGCTTATCATCAGGGCAAAACTCAAGCGCATCCACGACCGCCTGATGGGCGGCCCTGCAAAAGAAACCCAAGCGTGAACCAAAGCCGCAGCCCTTAAACCAGGGCGGCGGCTTTCGCAAAACCGGGCACAGCTTACCTATTATATAGAGCATGTGGCTGCGCAGCCGCAGCGAGCTGCCGCCAAACGGTCCGAGGGGGGGCCGTTTGGGCGGCTTGTATAGGGGTTATTTCAAGGTCCATTCTCCCCCAAAGAAAGAAAAGAAGTGAACAGCATGAAAACTACCCGAAAGCAATACATCCGAGAGCAGAAAACAATCTGCGGTGATAGCTATGCCGAGGTAGACTTCTGCTGGATCACTGAGCGTGAACACCGGGCAGGTCCCCGCGGAAAAAAGCAATTTGCCAGCAGCCTTGCCCAGCAAAAGCGTAACCGGGAACGATCGGCGCGGCTGCTGGTGCAGCTGCTGAACACCAACTTTGACCAGCGCGGTTTTGCGCTGACCCTGACCTACGAAGACACGTGGCTGCCGGACGATGACGAAGCAGCCTGGAGAGACGTATATAACTACCTGAAACGGGTACGCCGATGGCTGACCCGGAAAAACTGGCAGGATGCAACACCCATCAAGTGGGTGTGCGTGACGGAGAACCAGGAAGCTGACCCCGCCAACGGCCTGAAAGAGGTGCGATACCATCACCACATGGTGCTGCAGGTGGACGGCCTGACCGCCGACCACCGCGCCGCCCTGCGTGATACGCTGGAAGATCTGTGGTGCACCGGCCGCAGCCGGGAACCGCTGGGCACCGTGAACGCTGACCGCCTGCAGCCGGAACACGACAGCCTGGAAGGGCTGGCCAAGTACATGCTGAAATACCCCCGCCGCCGCAAAAGCTGGCATGCAAGCCGCGGCCTAAAGCGCCCCACCTATCCCCGCCCCAATGATACCCACTGGACCCCGCGCAAGCTGGCCGATGCCTGCACCATGCGCGTGGACGATGCTGATTATTGGGAGCAGCGCTACCCCGGTTACAGGTTTTTGGGGGCTGTGCCCAGCTATAACGAGGAGCGGGCCGAATGGCGGCTATACATCAAGCTGCGCCGGAAACGCAGGTAATACAACGTTATCCCACGCCCCGGCGGAATACCCATTCGCATTCTGGCCGGAGACAATTTTTGATGAAATATCAAGGAGGAACACGATGGAACCAAAAAGCTTCTGGAAAGAAATGCAGCGACTGTGCAAACAGCGCGGCGGTACATGTGATGACAGCGAATGCGGGTATGACTGCCCACTGTGCGCACTGCCCTGCTGCGCTGATCGCAAAGCCATGGCAAGCTTAACAGCCGCCGATTTTGCCGAAATGTATACCACCGTTGAAAAGTGGAGTAACGCCAACCCGGCCAAGACCCGCCAGAGTGAGTTTTTGAAGGCTTACCCAGATGCGAAAATCAACACTGACACGGGTGCGATTGCAATTTTTCCATGCGTGATTGACGGGAAGTTGACCGGCGAACACTGCAAAAAGTATTCGCAACGCGCGGATGAATGTGATGCTTGTGCATGGGACTGGTGGACGGAGGAAATCGAATGAAAAAGATAACTTTTGACGCCCAGAACAGCCGGTGTCAGACCTCTGATGCAGAAGAGCATACCTGCCATGAATGCGGTGAATGCAGGCAGACCCAGACAATGACCCCGGCGGAAATGAGGCAGCTTCGGCGGCTGCAAAACGAACGCCGCCCCGAAGCCTGCCTTGGCTGCGGGCTGGAACATGATTGCTCCGTGCATGGATGTGCCGTCATCCGCAAAGCATTGCGGCTGTTGGGAGGTGGGGCGGATGCATGTCTTTGATTCCAACTGTCTATACATTCTCCAATGCCTGGCTCTTGTGTTTGTTGTTGCCCCCTGCGTGCTCTTTGCGGGCGGAATGCTGATCTGTGGGCTGATGTGGTGCGGGCTGCGCATCACCCGTGCGCTGCACCTGCGGCTGCTGGGCCTGCCGCGGTGTG